TTAAGTAATTTAGGTGTATTACTATAAATTATATCTGGTTCTTCAGCCATTTTTACTTAATATTTCTAATATTTTATTCTCCACATCTACAGGGTAAAACTTGAACGGGTTAATACCATATACATTATTACTACCAAACTGGTATCCTTCACTTACTCCAAATGCAGTAGCAACCTCAGGGGGTAGTCCTAAAGCGTTCGCTCTATTTCTACCATTAACACCAAACGCTAGATAATATCCGTAGTTTAACATTTTTATGGTTAAACTTGAACCCTCTAATGCTGTTAACATACTCCTTCTTAGATTTCCTGTTCTACTCTTAAAGGGTTGTTGTTTATTACCCCCTCTTCCACCTGCGATTAAGTCCTGTTGAATATCACCTACCAATTTTAATAATTCATTAGGCACTTCCTTTTCCAAATACTCACTCTGTCTGAGTATAAGGTTCTCCAGTTCTTTTATATTACTCTCAATACTCATCAGTCAATATAAGTTATTGTTACTATATCTTGTTGTGCGTTATTTATGTTATAGGTTCCTTCTTTAAAAAAGTATTGTCCGTCGTATTTATTAAAGTTATTAGCATTATTACCTGTGGATGCATTCGCAAATAAACCTACATTAAATCCACCATAATTAGAGTTACAACCAGCATAAGGTATTATAGGATTACCTAATAATAAAATAGGGTTACTTAAAGTTGCACTTATTATAAGGTTATCAGTTTTATCTTGTTTATAAGTTATTATAGGTGCATCTTGATAACATACATATTTTGTAGCTGGTGCAGCTACTAACAAATTATTATCTAACCTTCTCCATACTCCATTAAACTGCGTATCATCTATACCTCCACCATCATTAGTTAAACCTGTTATACTAAAACTATTAGGGGGGCGTAAAAACGGACTATCACAATCATTAAATAAAGAACTATAGTTAATGGTTATATTCGCTGTAGCCCCCACTACATCATCACTAAATCTTTCCTTGAACGGAGTTATTGTAAAAGGTGTTAAGAACTCTACTTGAGGGTTTACTAAGTTCATATTTATACGACTGATAATATCGTTAATATACTTGATGCAGTTACTTTGTTCTATTAACTCACTACTTATATTTTCATAAGTCTGGGTCATGATTATTAGATTTATAGATAAACTACTTGTGTTATTAGTCTGATTAAGGCTAACGGGGTTAATAAACGCATAAGGGTATACGGGGGGTTCTTCATCTTCAGGGGTGTTTAAATCACTTAGATTTCCATATCCAACCTGATTTATAAAGTAGTGTTCCTCACATGTATTTTTAATTAAATCTATAATTTCTTTGTAGTTCATTTAATCTCTTTTTTTCCTCTTCGTTTTTATCTTTTTTATACGCCAAAAAGTTAAGGGCTTGAATAACGGGTTTTTCTACTACCAAATCTAATTTCATAAAATCTTCATCAGCCAGCGAAATAATAAACGCATACCAGTTATAAGCTGGGTCAATCTTTTCTTGCAGTTCTTCATCATTTTTACTAAACTCGTCATCTAATCCAAATAATTTTCTATAACTATTAAATATATTTATCCTCCAGTTTAAATAATACTTGATGCCCCCGTAGTAGTCATATAGTAGTTCTTCACCATCGGGGGTTTTATTATATAAGGTTTTTACAATATCTATAATATTCGCTTGAACCCCCTTACTGATAAAAACCTCCATATCCACAAATGTTCCAACCTTTACATTACTGATATCTATAAACCCCTCTTTATTAAGGGGTGCGTCCTCAGGGTAAATCTTATCTATTAAAAACACTATCGCCAGTTCTATTGTCTCGTCTGGTATCATTAGTGTTTCATAATAAGGCACTCTCATCACTATACTCATAACCTTCCTCCAATTTTGTTGTAAAGTAATGTCCCAGTTCGCCAGTTCTTTAAACTGATTAAGTGTTAATCTATCGGGCACTTCATAAATCTTATCATCTATGTATAATGTATACTTCATACCATATAATTATATTTACCTCTTTTTATTTTTGTTTTTTTACTATAGTTGGCTAGAGCTAGACTGATAACGCAATCATCATGTAACCCTGTAGGGTGTCCGTATTTAATACTTCTCGTCTTGGGGTTATAATCATATGTAAAAGTCTCTAACTCTTGATATAGGGGGTTAAAAAGTTTTTTAGAGGGTATCTGTATCCCCCCTTCGTTAAAATCCAATATAAGTCCTTCTATTAACTCCTGTTTAGATTTACTGGTTGTAGTAAAGGGGTGGATATCTCTGTATCTATTCTTTATCTCCTCATATATAACATCTCCTATACTATTCACCTCAATAACACCTATCGCATTATTTCTTTTTAATACATCTACAATATCAGTTATTATATTACTCCACTCCCGTTGATTAGTTCTGTAAATATCCACTACCCTCCCCTCACTATCTATACAGGTAATAACTGAATAGTCCTCGTGTCGTCCTAAGTCTATTCCTGCGTATATCTGTCCTTTACTTATGGGGTATTTATCAAATGTATATAAATCTAAGTTCGTAAATACTTCACCTCCACCATCTAAAAACTCTGCCATATATTCCTGTTTATAAACACTCTCAGGTAAAGTCTTTCTGGCATCTACTATCTCCTTAGGGTTAATATAAGGGGTGTCGTAACTACTCCCCCTATAACTCTTATAATCAGGGTAGTCTGTACTCAATCCTAAGTTAAACATATCATAAAACCAGTTTTTACCTTTAGGGGTGGATAAGAATAATACCTTTTTACCCCTTACTGCTAGTGTAGGACGGACTGCCTCATTATAGGCTTCAGCCTTCATAAAGGCTGCCTCATCTAATATCGCATAATCAAATGTATAACCCCTTATGTTGTCGTATCTCTCCGCACTTCTAAAATACACCTCACTACCATTTTTTAACTCAATATAGTTCTCACTAAAATTACAGGTTTTAATGAACCCTGATGGACTGATGGCTCGTTCTAACTCTTTTTGAACTTTATTAGCTTGACTATAGACTGGACTAACCCATAGGACTTTCGTGGGTTTATTATTTATACACCAATATAACAATAGGTTCATACCCATAAGTGACTTACCAAACTGACGCCCAACACTTACAATATGGTATTTCTCTTCACCCCCTAATATACTATCTATAATATCCTTTTGTTTAGGGTGGGGGGTAAACCCTTTCACCTTAATCACCGAACTCAAACTTGATATCTTTAAATAAATCCTTGCCGTCTGGACCTGTTAACTCCTGACGAGCTAGAGTCCTCCCCTTAGGGTTTAACTGAACTCCTTTCTTTAATCTACCTTTACTATCTCTTTCTACTTTTCTACTAGACATACTATTAAATATTATTTATTAGATTATTAAACCATGCGTCAATATCTCAGTTGAATAATATACTTTTCATATCTCATTAAAATAATATTGTTTAACAGCGCTGATAACATCGGCTCTGCATGTTCCACATGAAGTGATTTTTTTGTTACTTCTAAAAATGTGATTATATACTTGATAAACCATTTTTAAAAACTCCCTACTTTTATGGTTATAATTAAAAAACTCTTTTCTATTAGTTAAAACCCACTCTTTATAATAATCATCTAAACTAACTGGTTCTACTACTTCAGGAGTAGGTGTGGGTGTTATTTTTTTAGGACGCCCCCTACCTTTCTTTAATTTAATGTTTTTGTTTTCATGATAATTTTTACCAGTCTCTTCGGTATTTAATAATTCTTCTTCCATAATGTTTATAATTTAAGTATTTATTTAATTGTTCGTATTGTTTAAAAAAATGTAGTAATTCTAATACTTCATCGTCAAAAATATAGTCATACTCTTCTTTTAATATCCATCTATAAAACTCACTATCTTCAGTATCGTTTTTTTCCATAATTTTTTAATAGTTTACTACTCAGTATTTTTATCGGTATATTATTATAATGTGCGTTGATATCTTGTTTTCTTATTTTATCCCACACTATTTTTACCCCCTCGTAAAACTGACGCCTTATTGTAGTTCTCGGTATATTTAATATCCTACTACACTCAGCGAAATTATGTCCGTTACTGAAGTAAACCATCATTATAAGTGCATAATGTTTTTCAGTTGGTATATTTGATTTTAACATATCTTCTATACTATTTAACATTTTTTCTATTATAATGTCCTCGTCAATATCATATTCATCATCTGCAGGTATAATCCAATTTTCTTCTAATGTTAGGTTTTTTTTCTTATATTCTCTATAAAAACTTGAGGTAGTGCTTCTATACTGATTAAGTGTTATTCTTATAAAAAACCATTTTGCTTGTCCTTTATCTATTAACTCTTGAGCTTTAGGGTGTTCCATAAAAATTATTATTACTTCATGTAATAAGTCATCTACTAAATCATAATCGTTTTTTGTTATGTTAAGTAAAGTTAATCTTAACTCATCATAATTTAGTTTTACCCACTCACTTATAGTCATAGTATTTATAAACTATATAACCCCCCACGATGAATATTAGAACCTGTATTAAAATGTATTCCATTATACCCATGTTGTTTCATTTATAACATTAAAGATGGTTGTGCTACCGCAATTATACTCTTTTGCTAGTTCCCTAATACTAATATCTTCGTTGATGTATCTTTCTCTTATTTCTTCAGCCAGTTCCATATTTAAACTACAATAAGGACGATGTCTGTTGTTCTCCTTAGGTGTTGCTAGTTCCAAGTTAGAAAGTCTGTTATCCGTCTTTATATGGTTTATATGGTTAATCTCTAATCCATCAGGTATTTCACCATTAAAGTATTCCCATATAAATCTGTGTATAGTTCTTGTTCTCTTTTTACGCTGTCCGTAATATTCAGTAAAGTATAGATAACCTTTTTTA